TCCTGGAGTGCCGTGCGCCCCTGGACGACCTGGTGCCGGTCCCCGGCAAGGGGGAGCCGAAGGCGAAGGCTGCCAGGGTGGTCGTGGTGCGTGAGGTCGACGTCCACGGCCAGCCGGTGGGGGGTGGTGACCAGTGAGCCGGGCACGCGCCGCCGCCGAGGCCGTCGTCGCCGTGGTCCTGCTGGTCGCCCTGTGGCCTGTGGTGGCCGTGTGCGCCGCCACGGCGGGCCTGTCGCTGGCGTGGGACGAGTACACCGAGCGCCGCCGCGTGCGCCGTGAGCGGGCCGCCCTGGCCGCCAGGTGGGGTGAGGTGTCATGACATCTGAGAGGTGGAGGTCGCGGGCGCTGTCCCTGCTGGCCGGGCGCAGGTCCGCCCAGCTGCCCGAGGACATGGTGGAGCAGTGGCTGGAGGCCATGGAGGAGCGCGGCTGGCCCACGTCCTGCGCGCGCGGCCACCGGTGGACGGCGCGGACCGCGCGGGTGCGTGTGCGCGACCGCAGCGACTGCGGCAAGGGCGTCACCGTCGAGCGGTCCTGCCTGGCCTGCGAGGCGCTGCGCAGGTCCGGCTCACGCCGCGAGCAGCCGGCAGCGGACCCGGTGGTCCGGGTCCACGTGCCCGGCGGCGGCCCCGCCACCATGCAGGACCAGGTCCTCATGGCCCTGGAGGCCGGCATCCGCACCAGCTCGGGGCTGCGCGAGTCGTGCGGCCTGGAGGCCGGCTCCCTCCAGTACGCGACGCGCCGGCTGCGCGAGCGCGGCCTGGTGGAGGGGTACGCCGGCGACGGCAGCATCGCCCTCACGCGGGCCGGGCGGCACCACGTGGCCACCCACACGCCGACGCCGCGCGGGCGGGTACGGCCGCCCCGCTCACAGCTGGCCGCCGCGGTGATCGCGGCAGGGTGCCACGACCGGGCCCGGCTGGCCGAGGTGATGGGCAGGCCGTCGTACGACTACATGGCGTTCCTGCGCCGCCGCGGCGTGTCCCAGGCCGCCCCTGGTGAGACGAGCGTCGACGTCGAGGCGGTGGCGGACCTGGTGTGCTGGTTCGGGTGGCCCGAGGGGCTGCCGGACGGCCTGGACCTGACCGCCCTGGAGGAGGCCGTCGAGCGCAGGCTGACCGCCTCGCGGCGGGCACGTGAGGCTGTGCGGGTGCGCGCAGAGACGCTGCGCGTGGAGGCGGAGCGTGAGCGTGAGCGCCAGCACCTGGAGGCGCAGGCGGCCGCCGACGCCAGGGCGGCGGCGGTGCGCGAGAACTGGGGCCGCCTCGCCGAGGAGACGCGCCGGAGGCGAGGGGCGGCGGGTGTGAAGCGCCCCAAGCGGCCAGCACCCTCGCGCAAGACCAGCGGGGCGGCGGCCCGCGTGCCGGCCAAGGCCCCGGTCAGGAAGCCCGCCAAGGCGCCGGTGCGGCTCGGGCCGGTCCCGCGGCGCACGCGACCGCTACCGAACGAAGGATGGAAGGAAGCAGCATGAGTGAGGACCTGACCGCGGCCGTCGTGGCACCGGCCTGCGCCGTCTCCGGCCTGGACCCGGACGCCTGGTTCGACCTGACCGACCTGCACCCCCAGGCGGTGCGCGTGTGCCGCTCCTGCCCGCTGCGCCGCGCGTGCCTGGAGCAGGCCGCCCGCGCCGAGGCGGGCCTGGGCCCCACCCACCGGTTCGGTGTCTGGGGCGGGCTGACCCCGCGCCAGAGGTACAGGCGGGACCCCTGGGTGAGGCGCGGAGCGTCGGACGCCTCCCGCAGGCAGGTCGAGGCGATGCGCGCCGCCGGGATGAGGTGGGAGCAGGTGTCGGAGGCGACCGGGGTGAGCCTGGTGACGCTGCGGAAGCTCAGGGACGGTGGGCGGGTCAGTGCCGCCACGGCGGCCAGGATCAGCCAGGCCCACGCAAGGACGGTGACCCCGTGAACCGTGAGGACTTCGCCCTCCAGGTCGAGCTGGAGCGGCGCGACACCGCCGACCACGACGGGCACGACGAGCGCGAGGAGTGGTGGGCCGACGACGACGAGGACTACGAGCGCTGGCGCGACCAGCGCGACGAGCTGAAGGAGGGGCAGTGAGCGCTGCCGACACTGTTGACTACGTGCTGACCGGATCGAGGGCGGGCACCACCACCCGCCACGTCATGGCGGTCTCACCGGTCACCACCCGCACCCTGGGCGGCCCCGACCGCCCCAGGGTGACGGTCAGGCGCCTGTGCCAGGGGAAGGCGCTCGCTCGCGTCCCGTCGGACGTGGGGCGCGCGGACCGTGACATCGGGCTGGCTGCCAGCACGGGCCGCCTGTGCGGCACCTGCCTCTCCCGCTGGACCCAGGCCCAGGGGCACGCCGACGACACGGGCGCCCCCAGCCTCCTGGACCTGGTGGAGGCGGCAGCATGAGCACCACCGTCGCGCAGCAGGCCGCAGCCATGGGCCTGCACGGCCCCTCGGACTCCTTCGAGCGGGACGGGCGCAGCCGCCCGCGCGTGAGCGCTCCACGACTCGGCGAGGGCGGGCGGCCGCTCCTGGGGGAGGGCCTGGACCGCTCGGTCACGTACACGCGCTGCACCACGTTCGTGTCCGCCCTGTCCGACTCCCACGCCCTCATGCTGCGAGGTCAGCGCCTCATCGTCGCCGGGCTGGCCTCCGAGCCGAGCCTCCTGGACGAGGTCACCACCACTGACGCGACCAGCGACGACGGCAAGCGTGTCCTGGACTCGGTCGCGGACCGGGCCATGGGCGCGGTAGGAGGCAACGACAGGCGCGAGCTCGGCACCGCCGTCCACGCCGCCTGCCAGGCCTGGGAGGAGGGTAAGGACCCCGGCCCGCTCCTGCCGGAGGGCATGGAGTCGACGCTGGCCGCCTACCAGGACGCGATCACCTCCGCCCGGCTGAGGGTGGTGACCGTCGAGCAGGCGGCCGTCCAGGACTCCCTGCAGGTGGCCGGGACGATGGACGCCGTCTACACCACGCCAGGCGGCACCAGCGTCGTGGCGGACATCAAGACCGGCAACGTCGAGATCGACCCCGGAAAGATCGCCATGCAGATGGCCGTGTACGCCCACTCGGTGTGGTGGGACCGGCACACCAGGCTGCGGTCCGCGCCCACCGTGCCGATCGACCAGGAGCGGGCGCTGCTCATCCACCTGCCAGCCGGTGAGGGTACCTGCACCCTGTACTGGGTGGACATCGCCCGCGGCTGGGAGGCCGTCGAGCTCGCCTGGAAGGTGCGACGCCACCGCCGCCTCAAGGCCACCGACTGGTTCACCCCCTACACCGGCGGCACCGCCGCCGCGCTGGCCGCCGGCACCACCGGGGAGGCGTCAGCGGCCCTCCTGAACGCCATCAGCCACGCCCCCACCATCCAGGCCCTGGAGGGCCTGTGGGCGGCCCACCAGGGCACCTGGCAGCCGGTGCACACCGACGCCGCCAGGGCACGAAAGACCACCCTCACGCACACCGCGTGAGGACTGGAACCACCAACACAACTCGCAAGAAAGAGACACGACCATGACAGTCAGCAACCCGTTCGCCTCAGTCCCCTCACCCACCGGCGGCTTCAAGCCCTCGGACCACGAGGGGCGGCTGGTGATCTTCGAGCCGAAGGCCGTCGAGACCGGCATCCAGACCACCTACGGGGCCAGCGACGCCGTGCGGGCCACCGTCACCGTCCTCGACGGCCCGGGCGGGGTCGAGGAGATCCCGGACGCGCTGATCTTCCCCAAGGTGCTGCAGTCCCAGCTCAAGCCCCGCATCGGCGAGGCGCTGCTGGGGCGGATCGGACGAGGCAACGCCAAGCCCGGGCAGAGCGCCCCCTGGCTGGTGCTGGAGCCGACGGAGGCCGACCTCCAGACCGGCAGCGCCTGGTTCAACCAGCACCGCGCGCCACAGGCTCAGACGCCGCAGACGTCCGCCCCCGCCTCCACACCGGGCGTCCCGTTCTGACCTGACCCCTGCGGCCCGCTCGTGACCGCCCCTGCCCCACCACGTGGTTCCTTGTTCTCCTTGCGCGCGGTGGGGCGGGGAGGGCCCCGACCTGAACCCGCAGCCACCTATGGAGCACTGAGATGTCTTTTCTTGCCAGACCCCTCACCGGCACCGAGCGCGCCTACCTGGACGCCGCCCTCGCGGACGACCAGGCCGAGGCCGCACGCCTCCTCGCCGTCCTGGACGCCCAGGACGCTGACGACGACCGCAGGCTGCGCGCACCCGGCGCGCTCGGAGCGGCGGCACTGTGGTACGCCGAGGTCCTCGGCTGGCCGGTCCTCCCCCTCGTCCCCGGGGAGAAGCGTCCCGCCACCCCGCACGGCCTCAAGGACGCCACCAGCTCCCCCGCCCAGGTGCGCGCCTGGTGGAAGGCCAGCCCCGCCTCCAACATCGGGCTGCCCACCGGCACCCACTTCAACGTCATCGACATCGACACCCCAGCCGCCATCACCACGGCAGCAGGCAACGGCCTCGACCTGCCCGACTGGGACACCCCCGGCGCCCTGCTCGCCACCGTCCGCACACCCCGAGGCTGGCACCTGTACGTACCAGCAGACGGGACCGGCAACGCCGTCGCCGTCGTGCCAGGGGTGGACTACCGCGGCGAAGGCGGCTACGTCGTCGCACCCCCGTCCATCGTCGACGGGCGCCGCTACGCCTGGGACGCCGCCCCCGAGATCGCCCACGAGGCGGCCTGATGGCAACCATCGAGGAGCTTATCGCTGCCAAGAGGGCCAAGGGCGGGCCTGCCGTCGACCCGCAGGTGATCGCCTCCATGCCACCCGTCGCAGGAGGGGGTACCCGGTACACGCTGGCCGCCCTCAACGAGGAGGCTGCCGCCGTCGCGGCAGCACCCGAAGGCACCAGGAACGACACCCTCAACATGGCCGCCTTCCGGCTCGGCCGCTACGTCGGATCCGGCCAGCTCGACGGCCAGACAGTCGCCGACGCACTCACCCAGGCAGCCCTGGCGGCAGGCCTGGGCGAGGCGGAGATCGCCTCCACGCTGCGCTCCGGCGGCCTGGCGGGTGCGGCACGCCCCAAGGACGTGCCCGACACCTGGGAGCCGACCCAGCCACCGCCGACGACCGTCATCACCCCGGGTGTGGCCACCACGACCACGGCCCAGGCCGAGGCTGAGACCGGGACCGGCACCAGCGCCACCGGCAGCGACAGCGGTGCCGGCCAGGAGCGGCCCAGCAAGGAGGAGCAGTACGCCCGGTGGCGGGCCGGGCAGGTCGCCCTCCAGGCCGAGCAGCTGCGCATCAGCGCCGAGGCCAGGGACGTCGTCACCACCGAGCGTTACCTGAAGACATGGAATGCGCCCGAGTCGCTCCCATCCCTCGCTGACGAACTCGCTCTGCCCGACGAGGAGGTGGCGTGGCGCATCACCGACCTGCTCCCGGTGGACGCTAACGCCCTGCTCGCCGCCCAATACAAGACCGGCAAAACAACCATGGTGCTCAATCTGCTGCGCGCCATGGCTGACGGCGACGCCTTCCTATCCACTCTCAAGGTTGAACGCCCCGAAGGACGCATCGCCTACTTCAACTATGAGGTCTCCCGCGGGCAGATGCGCCGCTGGATGCGACTACAGGGTATCAGGTGTCCCGAACGGATCGCACTACTCAACCTGCGAGGCCAGCAGCTACCCCTCGTGCAGCCTGACGTGCACAAGTGGGTCGTGGAGTGGCTCAAGTCCAACGAAGCCACCTTCTGGGTCGTCGACCCTTACGCCCGGGCCTTCGTCGGATCAGGCGACAGCGAAAACGACAACATGCAGGCAGCAACCTTCCTAGACCTCCTCGATCAGATCAAGGAGGAGGCCGGGGTGCGTGAGCTCGTCCTGGTCACCCACACCGGACGCGCCACGGACCCCTCCGGACGCACCCGCGCCAGAGGAGCCACCCGCATCGACGACTGGGCCGACGAACGCTGGCTGTTGACACGCGACCCGGAACATGACGAGGACCGCTACCTGGAAGCCACCGGCCGTGACGTCAACTGGCCCCAACACCTCCTATCCTTCAACCCTGACACCGGACACCTGAGTGCAGGCAACACCGATCGGACTCAGGTGCGCCGCAGCCGCCTGGAAGACCTTGTCGTCGACCTCGTCCGCCAGCACCCCGGCATCGCCGCACGCCCCCTTCAAGAGATGGTGCGCGAACGCGCTGGGGGCGCTTCCCGGCAGGCGATCGAGACGGCAATCGCTGACGCAAAGTCTGGCCTGCGCATCAGCGGACACCCCGGCCCCAGGGGGGCTAAGACGTTCCGGGTGAATGAGCTATGACCTGCGCGAACCGTCCCCAAAATCCGCGCAGGTCATCCGAGCCGATTGGGACTTATCGGCGCAGTAGCAACGAAAACGACCTGCGCGAAATCGCGACCTGCGCGGACCTGCGCGGATTTTCATCGAACGCCGCGCATGTCTTTATTTGCAACGAAAAGTCAGGGGCACCCCTCAAAGTGGTGTGGCGCGCACCTCATTTTGGAGAAATATCACTTTCGCCCGCCATATCAACGAAAACGACCTGCGCGATTTTCACCCCTAGGGCCTTCCGCGACCTGCGCGCGGCCCCTTATAGGGGGGCCGCGCGCGCAGGTGGAGTCGACAAGGACCGCGCACCTCATGACACCCACCAGGAAGACCGCCCGCAGGAAGACCCCCAGGCCCGCCCCCAGGCTCAGGCCCCCAGCCACCGAGCACACCTGCCCCCGGTGCCTGGCCAGGGTCCTCACCGGCTGGGACGACGACCTCATGGCCTCCAGGCACACCGTCGACGCCGCACCGGTCACCGCTCTCGGAGAGCTCCAGGCCTGGGAGGCGGGCCTGGCCTGCCTCGAGCTGGCTGGCCAGCGCCTCAGCTGGCGCGACAGCCAGGCCGTCACCGCCCGCCCCGCCTGGACGGTCAGCGTCCACCCCACCCACCGGTGCCACCTCCACCTGGAGCGGGCACCACGACCACGAGCCACACAGACCACGAGCTGGCCAGGGCACCCCGACCAGCCGCCCTACTAGAGGAGGAGACCAGATGAGGACCAGACCGAAGGACATCGGGACGGCGGCAGAGACCGCCCTCGTGCGCTACGCCCGCGAGCACGGGCACCCTGGCGCCCGCAGGATCGCCCTGGCCGGGGCGCGCGACCAGGGGGACGTGTGGCTGACCGAGGGGATCATCGTCGAGGTCAAGGCCGGCCACGCCGCGGAGAGGGCGTCCGACGAGCAGGTCAGGGCCTGGTGGGGGCAGACCGTCACCGAGCGCGACAACCACGGCGTGCCCGTCGGCGTGCTGGTGACCAAGCGTGCGGGCTACTCAGGAGCCCGCTGCGGGGCCTGGAGCGCCTGGGTGGACCTGGACACCCTCCACCGGCTGATAGGCGCTCCCTGGGCCTCCCAGAGCCCTCTGGGGGCACAGACCGGGGCGCACCTGGTACGCATGTCCGTCGCCTCCCTCACCGCCCTGACCACCCGCTACGCCTACCGGGCCGACAAGGAGAGCACGCTATGACCACCCAGACCCGCGCCCAGGCCCTGCTCGACCGCCTCTACGACGGCCTGCCCGGCACCGTCCCCGACCCTGACCGGCTCGACGACGACAGCCCGCTCACCCCAGGCCTGTACGCCGTCCTGGAGGAGTCCCTCCCCTGGCACGCCGCCGGGCTGGAGGACCTCGACGCCCTGCCTCCCGGCTCCGTCGTCGTCGACGCCACCGAGACCGCCTGGCAGCTGCGCGGGCGCACCTGGCGCCCCACCGACCCGACCCTGCCCACCACCGGCACCCCGGCCGTCGCCTACCCGGCTGTGGCCGCATGGGTCCCGAGGGAGACCACGCTGTGACCGACACGATCACCGTCCGCCCCCGCGACGTCAGGAGCCAGCCATGAGCGCCACCGACTACGCCGACACCCTCAACGACCTCCACAAGCACCTCAGCCACATCGACACCACCGACGGGCTCGACACCCTCCCAGCGTGGTCCGTCGTCCTCGACAGCGACCAGGTCGCGTGGCAGAAAGACCCCACCGGCTACTGGTTCACCGGCGGGCTCATGTCCGCCACCTCAGCAGACCGCATGAGACGGCACCTGCCCGTCGTCCTCCTGTGGCGGGGAGACGACCGGTCATGAGCGCAGACGACCTGATGACCACCACTGAGGTGGCCGCCTACCTCAAGCTCAAGCCGAACACCCTGGAGCACTGGCGCACGCGCAGTCTCGGCCCCCGCTACGAGTACGCCGGACGCCGGGTGCTCTACCGGCGCAAGGACGTTGACGACTGGCTGAGGACGAATACGCCCAGGCCTCGCCGCCGTCAGGCATGATGGTGGGGACGGCCCCGCTGCAATCGGGACCGTCCCCACCGGTCGTTGAGCTAGGTCGTCAACCTAGCGGTCACTTCGACTCCGTGACGGTGGTCTTGGGGTGGTTCTTCGCGTAAGCACCCGAGACGTACCGGCCGGTGACGGCAGAGCGGCTCTTACCGCTCGACTTGCCCTTGGCCATGGGATTTCACCTCCTCCCGCTAGGGGCGAGTCTGTCTCGCCCGCTGTGTTGAACTGTATAACGAGACCACAACATCTAGTCACGTCCTACACGCCAACCCACAACATGTTGTGCAACTCGAACACGCGTTCCATCATGGGCAGTGCATCCTCCACCCCACCCCAGCCCAGAGGAGCCACGTGCACGACGCAGACCGCCTCACCGACCTCACCCGCTGGCTCCCCGAGCTGATCGACCTCGAACAAGGCCGGGGCGGGCCACGCTCACCCCGCACCGGACGCCACGCAGGAGACCGTGCCGCCCTGCCCTTCGGCGTCACCGTCGACGACCCGGACGAGCCAGCCGACGCACGCACCGCCGCCGGAATCATGCTCTGGGCAGCCACCTGGGCCGAGCACTGGCAGACCTGGTACAGGCGCAGCCTCACCGACTCCCTGACCTACCTCGCCTCCATCGCGGACCAGGCCGTGCGCGCCCACCCCGAGGAGTGGAGGTCGCTCAGCGAGGAGCTGGCCCGTCACCACGCCAGGGTCGCCGCCCTCACCGGCCACACCGACACCATCGACGAGGACCACGCCTGCCCCGCCTGCGGCGGAGTGCTGACCCGTCAGCCCACCGAGACGGGCCTGTCCGACTGGCGCACATGCCGGGACTGCGACGCCTGGTGGCCCGACGGCCACATCATCGACGCCACCCGCACCCACACCCTCACCACCACCAGCGCCGAGGTCTGGGTCAGTCGCGAGCAGGCCTGCACCCTCCACCCCGGACTCAAGCCCGACACCCTCAAGAAGTGGGTCAAGCGCGGCGTCGTCGACACCGATCAACGGGGCAGGGTCAACCTCGCCCAGGTCAACACGCGCATGCGACCACTTGCCGCGTAATTCCCGCCCACGTAGACTGTCCCCCAAACGGGCGTCGAGCGCGCCCGAAAACAGCCCCGACACCGCACCGGTGCCGGGGTTTTCTCATGCCTGCCCGGCCAGCGACCAGGTGGGTAGCGCGGACACAGAGCAGGCCGCTGGTGGGGCACGCCCGCCACGGCACCGGGGAGCATCACCCCGGCCACGCACCGAGCCCACCCCGCACGGGCACGGCTCGACCCGAGAGGGAATGAGGAGAGGCGGGCCCCCGCCCAAGCCAGACGCAGAGGTGCACGGGCGGGAGCCGTCACAACACAGGAGGACACGACACCGTGGCCTGGACCGGCAAGCACGGCAACCAGCACCGCCGCAAGCAGCTACCCAAGGACTGGGCCAGGATCCGAGCCCAGGTCATCCGACGAGACCACGGCATCTGCGTCATCTGCGGACACCCCGGCAACCACGTCGACCACATCGAGCGAGGCGGCAACCACGCCCTCGACAACCTCCGCCTCCTGTGCCAGCACTGCCACATGGCACGCACCGGACGCGACGGCGGCACCGCCAGACGTCAGCCCCGACGCCAGGCACACCCACCCGAACCGCACCCAGGCCTCCTCAAGCAAACCCCAAATATGCATCGCAATGCATAAACTCCCGGGGGCAACCCCTCCCCAAGGCCCCCGGATCGCTCCGCGTTTAGGCGCTCAGATTCTGTACGGGTTTTCAAGTCGACCCACCCCTGCCAAATGCATATTATGCGCCGATTTTCGTAGCACCGAGGAGGTGTCATGGGCACTCGCGGACCAGTCCCGAAGCGCAGCGACGAGCGGCACCGCCGCAATCAGCCGTCTCAGGAGGTCGTGCGCGCCCCGGGCGCCCCTGAGGTCACCGTCCCCGATGCCGACCCCGAGTGGCACCCCATCGCCCAGCGCCTGTGGGAGGGGCTGAGGCAGTCCGGTCAGGCCCGCTTCTATGAGCCGTCCGACTGGGCCCTGGCCTACTCGCTGATGGAGGACCTCTCGCGCTACAAGAGCGGCGCGAAGAGGTCCGGCCAGATGCTGGCCGCGATCATGTCCGGCCTGTCCGACCTGCTGGTGACCGAGGGCGACAGGCGCCGGGTCGGTATCGAGCTCTCCCGTCCCGAGGCCGGGGAGCCGAGGGAGTCTGCCGGCGTGGTGGAGATGAACGAGTGGCGCAGGCGGCTGCAGGCCGGCTAGCGCCGCCGCGTGAGCGGACCGTCACCCTGCCTCAGGGAATCCCGGAGCTGACTCTGGGCTGGGGGGCGATCGCCTGGGTGACTGACAACCTCCTCCAGCCCAACGGCCCCCTGGCCGGGCAGCCCTTCCGAATGACGGAGGGACAGGTCCGCTTCACGCTCTGGTTCTACGCCCTCGACACTGAGGGCCGGTGGCTGCACAACAGGGCCGTCCGTCGTCTTGCGAAGGGCTCGGGCAAGAGCCCGTTCGCGGGCGTGCTCTCGCTCACGGAGCTGCTCGGCCCGGTTCGCCTGGACCATTTCGACCCGGACGCTCCAGGCGGGTGCGTGGGTAGGCCGGTGTCTATGCCTCTGGTGCAGATCGCGGCGACCAGCGAGAGGCAGACAGCCAACACGATGCGCATGGTGCGCGCCATGGCGTCCAAGCGCTCACCCCTGGCCAAGAAGTACGGCCTGCAGGTCGGTAAGACCTTCGTGGACGCGCCCGGAGGCGGCAAGCTTGAGCAGATCACCTCCTCCGAGGGTACTGCTGAGGGCGCTGAGGTGTCCTTCGTGGTCGGTGACGAGACTGAGCACTGGACCCCTGGGATGGGCGGCCCGGGCCTAATGGAGACGCTGACCCAGAACGCTGTCAAGACCGGCGCGAGGGTCATGGAGACCTCTAACGCCTGGGTTCCGGGGGCTGGGTCCGTGGCCGAGTCGACGTTCGAGGCGTGGTGCGCCCAGCAGGAGGGGCTGACCCGTGCGACCCAGACGATCTTGTACGACGCCCGTGTGGCCCCTGCCAGCACGGCGCTGACCGATGACCCGGACGAGGGCGAGATCAGCCTGAGCGAGGGTCTGCGCTTCGTCTACGAGGACTGCCCGTGGGTGGACATCGAGCCGATCAAGCAGACGATCTGGGCGACCAACTACCCGACCTCACGCGCTAGGAGGTTCTTCCTGAACCAGCCAAACGCGGCAGAGAACGCCTGGACGAGCGTGCAGGAGTGGAGCCGTCTGTCCGACCCCGACCGTGAACTGGTTGACGGTGAGGAGGTCGTGCTGTTCTTCGACGGGTCCAAGTCCAACGACCACACGGCCCTGGTGGGCTGCTGCATGGACGACGGGCACGTCTTCACCCTGGGGGTGTGGAAGCCGGAGAGGGCGACCGGCGTCGTCAACGCAGGCGCCGTCGACTCGGCCGTGCACGCGGTCTTCGACCGCTTCAAGGTGGTGGCCTTCTGGGCTGACGTGCGTGAGTGGGAGTCCTATGTCAAGGACTCCTGGCCCCGCGAGTTCGGCGACGACCTGCTGCTGTGGGCCGTCCCCCGAGGCAAGGAGCCGGCACCGATCGCGTGGGACATGCGCTCCCACGTCTACCAGTTCGCTGAGGCCGCGGAGATGTGCCTGGCGGAGATCCAGGCCCGTTCGTTCACGCACGACGGGAACTGGGCCACTTCAGAGCACGTAGCAAACGCACGTGTCAACGAGACCAGGGGACGCTTCTCCATCAAGAAGGAGTCCCCCAAGTCATCCAAGAAGATCGACGCCGCCGTGTGCGTGATCGGCGCGCGCATGGTCTACCGCGCAGTCAAGGCCTCTCCCGAGTGGGAGGACCGCAGCATCGACGGAAGTGAGTGGGGGCTGTTCTAGATGTCCTTCGATTCCCTGCTCCAGCAGGCCCGCCAGACACCGCTGGGGTACGACAGGCGGGAGGCCTACTACGAGGGTGATGTACGCCTGGCCGCCCTGGGCGTCAACCTTCCCCCGGCTACCCGTGTGCTGGAGATGGTGGCTCCCTTCCCCAAGATGGCGATTGACGTGCTCGTGGAGTCGCTGACCCCGCAGGGCTTCCTGCTGGCCAGCGACTCCGACGGAGTGGCGGCGACCCTGCGGAAGTGGTGGCAGGCCAACGACCTGGACACCACCTGCCGCCTGGCGTTCACCGAGGCCCTGGTGCAGGGGCTCGCCTACTGGATCGTCGGCGACGGCACCGACTCCGTCCCGCGCGTGACAGCCCACTCCGCCAAGGGGATGGCCGCAGCCTATGACCACATGGGGGCCCTGACAGAGGCGGTGCGAACCTGGAGGTCAGGCGGCAGCAGGTACGCCGCCCACTACCTCCCAGGACTCACTCAGTGGCGGGTCGAGCGAGGTTCGCAGTGGGTCGTGATCGACGAGAGGGACACCGGCCTGGACCGTCCCGCCGTCATCCCCATGGTCAACCGCGCACGCCTGGGCGACACCGAGGGACGCTCCGAGATCACCGAGCTCATGATGATCTCGGACGCCGCCAGCCGCTCTCTGACCAACCTCCAGGTCGCGCAGGAGCTGCTGTCGATGCCGCTGCGCTACGTCTTCGGCAAGGGCCTGACGGAGGCTGTCGGCAACGACCCGGTCAAGCGCCTCAAGGCCTACTACAACACCCTCATGACAGGCCCAGAGGGATCGACAGCCGGGCAGCTCGCCGGCGCCGACCTGAGCCCGATCATCAGCTCCTACAAGCTCTACGCCCAGCAGATCAGCGCTATCACCGGCATCCCACCGACCATGCTCGGTATCTCCACCGACAACCCGGCCAGCGCCGAGGCGCTGAGGGTCGCCAAGGAACGACTCATCACGCGCGCTGAGGTCAAGCAGGAGATGTTCGGTGACGCCCTGGAGGAGGTCGCCCGGCTCATGCTCGGACTCATGGGGCAGGGGAGGGGTGCCGACCTGTCCACTCTCGAGGTGCAGTGGCGCGACCCGGCCACCCCGTCACAGTCCGCCTACACGGCAGCCATGCTGCAGGCCCAGGCGCAGGGAGTGATCTCCTCCGCCACCGCCCGGGACGCGCTGCGGCTGACTCCCGAGCAGCAGGCCCGGGAGGACGCGGCCGCACACGACCAGCAGTCGATGATCGGCTGATCACCTGAGCCACCTAGGAGGGCTGGTGTCCGTCTCCACCTTCCGGGCCGCACTGGACGCTATCGTCCGCCTGTTCCGCACCGACGCCGCCAGGGCCGCCCAGGCGGTGGCCTCCGTCAGCACGGCGGGCATGAGCGAGGCGGAGCGCTACGCCGCCCTGGACGCTGCCGGACGCACCTACCGCTCCTACCTGGCCGACGCCGTCACCGTTGGGCGCTGCAGGGCCTGGGCTGCGGCGCTCCTCCATCTGGAGGACCAGGCTCGCACCCAGGCTGGCGCTTCCGCGTTCCTCCCGGCGGAGCCCCGCTACGACCCGTCCCTGGTGCGTGACGAGATCCGCGCCGCTGGCGGCCCTGTCACCGCCCCCACGACCCAGCAGAGGGTCGCTACGGCCCTGGTGCGGCACGTGGAGATGGCTGCCAGGCAGACCGTCGTGGACTCGGTCGACACTGGCCTCGGCCGTGAGAAGGACGACGAGGGTCAGGAGGCGCTGACTCGCTCCGAGCGGCGCTGGCTGGAGGCGCAGTCGCAGGCCGCCGCCGAGGAGGACGCGCAGGACAGTCGGGAGCAGGCCGCGCGCCTCGCTCAGGCCCGCCAGATCCTGGACGACGCCGGCATCGCCTACGACCTGTCTACGGACCAGGCAGGCAGGACGGTACGCCGGCCCTTCGCGTGGGCCCGGGTGCTGCGCCCGAGCGCCGACAAGCCCGCTTGCGGGCTCTGCATCGTCTGCGCTGCACGCGGCCCCGTCTACTCGTCGCTGGAGGCCGCCCTGACACCAGACGGAACCAGCCTGGAGCGCTACCACGACAACTGTCGGTGCGTGGCTGTCCCCGTCTACACCTCCCGCTCCTGGCCGGGCAAGGAGGACTGGGAGCGCCTGGCCGACAAGTATGACGAGGTCTCCGCCTGGAAGGTTACGGACGACAGCGGCGGCAAGGTCGTCGAGCACCGCCTGTCGGGGGCTGAGATCCGCACAGCCCTGGACAGGTGGAGCCGAGGAGACCGCAGCGAGGAGAAGTCATTCGCGCGCGAGGCCCGCAAGATCGGCGCATACCGCCGCCTGCCTGTCCGTCAGGACATCCCGATAGACACTGACGGAAACCCGGTGACATTCCCCCCGTCCGAAATCGGCGAGATCACCACCGACTCGCCCGGGATCGATCACATCATCCAAACGCACGGCAAGGGCGCGGGAATCCCACGCAAGACCGAGTTCAAGACCTCCAACGCCGCCGCGATCGCTCAGGCCATCCACAACACGGTCCACGACTCGAAGTCGACATGGGAACGATACGGAGACAAGTACATCGTCATATCAACACACAGCGGGTATTCCATCCAAGTGAACATTCGAGCCGACCTTCCCGAGTCCCCCTTGTGGACGGGGTACCCTAAAGCCTCAGGCGAGTATCCAAAGAATCCGAGGGGAGGAACCCGATGATTCTCGAAACCGACGAAGAGTTCGACCTGGCCGACAAGTTGTGGGCTATTGCGCAAAGTCATCGACCAGACCAATATGATCCGGCAGGCATGTCTGGCGAACCTCCGGTGGATATCGCTATAGCAATTTCCGGGGTCCAGATGGGCTGGTTCACCGTCCCCCGTGAACTCGTGGAGCAGGCCGCCACGATCTACGCCACCAGAGACGACTACTCCGCCCGAGCAGTCATGCGCGACATCAAGTCCGTGTTGGAGATCTTGTCTCGATAACCATGCTTGCTCCTGGATGGGTCCACCTGAGACAGGTGGACCCATCCAGGAGTATTACTCACGCCCACCCACCAAGCCCCGTAGGCGAGAAGCCTGCGGGGCTCTCTCATGCCCAGGAGGCACCCACAATGGCAGACGACGCCGCCCAGACCGCCACCGAGCCCACGCCCCAGGAGGAGCCCAAGCCGACCCCACCCTGGGGTAGCGACGAGGACTTCAACCCTGACAAGGCGTGGACGCTGATCCAGAACCTGCGCTCCGAGGCCGCCACCATGAAGGCTGCCTCCAAGGAGCTGCGCGAGAAGGTCGACGCCCTGACATCTGACCTCAAGGCCGCAGTCACAGGGCGCGACGAGGCGCTAGCCGCCTCCGCGCAGGCTACTGAGCTCCTGGCCAGAGAGACCGCCGGCCGCACCAAGGACAGGCTCCTGACTGCCGCAGGCCTGGACGCATCCACCTACGCCCCCATGCTCACCGGCCAGGACGAGGAGGAATGGGGCGAGCAGGTCAAGAACCTGGTCGCCCTGCGCGACGAGCGTCGCACGCGCCTCAAGCCTGACCCGGCGCAGTCCGCCACCACCCCAGCCGTCGACGACCGCACCGCCCAGGCGCACGCCATCTTCGGCTACTGACCCACCCCAGCCTTCAAACTGAGAGGACCACTCATGGCCATCGGAACCAACGCAATGACCGTCAACTCCCTCGACAACCCCTCCGGCACCCTGCCCAAGGAGATCGTCGGAGAGATCTGGAAGGGCGTCCAGCACGCCTCCGTCGTCCAGCGCGTAGCCGGAACCACCCCCGTCCCGGTCACCGGCGGTATCACCTACATGCAGACCGGTGAGCTCGTCGCCGGCATCGTCGGCGAGGGGGAGAACAAGCCCGTCACCTCCGGCAGGACCACCACCAAGACCTTCAAGCCGGTCAAGGTAGCCGCCATCGCCTACTGGTCCAAGGAGGCCCGCCAGTCCAACCCCGGCGGCTACCTCGACAACCTCGTCGAGGACCTGACCTCCGCCGTGGCCCGCGCGGTCGACCTGGCCGTCATCCACGGCAAGGACGCCCGTACCGGCAACCCCATCGCGGGCGTGGAGTACCTGGCACAGTCCACCAACGAGGTCGAGCTCGGCACCTCCGTGAAGACCAAGGGCGGCCTGAACGCCGACCTCCTCGACGGCTACGACAAGCTCGCCGAGAAGGAGTACGACCTGACCGGGTTCATCGCCGACCCGCGGCTGCGCTCCAAGCTGCTGCGGGCCACCGACACCCAGGGCCGCCCCATCTACCAGGCCTCTGTCAGCCTGCATGACGCCATGGACTCTGTCCTGGGACTGCCGATCGCCTACGGCCGTGGCGCGGTCGCAGGCAAGGTCGGAGCGTCCACCGACACCGGGATCCGCGCCATCGGAGGCGACTTCTCGACCAACCTGCGCCTGGGCTTCGTCGAGAACATCACCTTCAAGCGCACCGACACCGCCACCATCGTCGACGGCGACACCACCGTCAACCTGTGGCAGCAGAACATGGAGGCGATCCTCGTCGAGGCCCAGTTCGGCTGGGTCCTGCGCGACAAGGACGCCTTCGTCCTCTACAAGGACGCCGTCGCCGACACCGAGACCGCTGCCGCCTGACACCCACGCGGGCGGGGACCCGGATAGTCGGGGTCCCCGCCCGCGTGCTCGCCACGACCAGGAGGACGCTATGAGCACGCTGCCTGCTCCTGCTGCCGCCGCTGAGGACGTCCAGGCGTCCCTCATGCGAGGCCTGACCCCTGCCGAGTCCGCGTACGTGGACACCCTGCTGGCCCGCGTCCACAACCGCGTCAGGGTCCGCCTGCCAGACCTGGTCGACAGGGCTGACCGGGACGAGACGGTCAGGGCCCTGCTCGTCGAGGTCGAGGCGGAGGCCGTCGCCCGGGTGTTTCGGGCAGACGGGGCCATCTACACCAGCGAGTCCGAGGGCGAGTACTCCTACCAGCTTAACGACTCTGTCGCCTCAGCGGCCCTGCGGGTCACCGACGACGAGTGGGCACGCCTCGGCTCACCCCTGTCGTCCGTGACGGCAGAGACGGACGGCTACCTCGCCACCAGGCTGGCCGGCAGGGTCCCGCCTGACCGCCGGTTCCAGCTCTCCTGGCCCGGGCTGGCCTACCCGTCGGAGCTGCTGTGAGCAGGCTCGTCGAGCGTGGCCCGCACACGGTCACCGTCACCCCGACCCGTGTCGTGGACGACGGGCTCGGCCGTGTCACCGAGGCTGGCGAGCCGGTCACGGTGACCGGCGTGATGGTCCAGCCGTCCTCGGCCTCCGCGTCCGACCTGGCCAGGAACCAGGTCGGGTCTACCTCTTGGAGGATCCTCGGCGCGGGGACCTGGCCTGGCGGCCCGTACTCGACTATCCGGGTCGACACAGGCCCTCCGGGCGTGCAGGGGCGCGTCCTCGACCAGGCCGGGGAGGCGCTCCAGCGCGGGTCAGGGCACCGCACCAGCCACTTCGTCGTCACCGCGACCGCCCGCGGGGCGGAGGTGGCCTGACGTGGTCCAGGTGTTCAAGCGCGCCGAGAGGCTGGCCGCCCAGGCTGCTAGTCGCACCCCTGGCTTTGCCGCTGAGGTCGCCAAGGTTGAGGCCCTAGTGAGAGCCGAGGCTGCCAGACACACCGACACCGGCGCCTTCGCCGCCTCCATCCACGTCGAACAGGGGCGGATCGACAGCCACATCGTCTCTAACGACCCGCTGGCCTGGCACAAGGAGTTCGGGCACCTGGCCGTCGAAGAGAGATCCCAGGCAGCCAGGTGGGTGCCCGGGATCTTCGCGTTCACCAACGCCGCGAGAAAGGCCTCCAGATGAGCCCGCCCTCAACGATGCGCCCGCTGCCGCTGATGGTCGAGCAGGTTCGCGCGCTCGACCTGGCCGAGGTCGAGACCGCGGCTGGGACGGACCTACCCAACCGCCTGCCAGTGGTCATGGTCGACGTGTCAGCGCCGGGCGTGGTCGCCAACGGCGCCCCCGAGTGGTCAGCGTCCTTCCGTGCCACCCTGACCGCGGTCGCCAGCACGCGGGTGCAGGCGCTAGACCTCGCCCACTCCCTCCTGGACGGCCTGCTCGCCTCGTGGCGGGCAGGCCGTCGTACAGACCACGGGTGGGTCTCCCACCTGTCCGTCGTAGCCCTGCCCTACCCGTCGACCACGTCCGGCGCAGCCGGCCTGTGGTCCTTCAGCGTCGTCGTCGACGTCGTCGCCCGCCACTAGCCGCCACACCACCCGAGAGGACCTACCAATGGCTGCACCTACCGAGTCCGCCCCCACCATCGCCGGCATCGGCCACGTCTACGTGGCCGACCCTGACACCGCCCCGCCCGCAGGGTTCCTTGACTCCTTCAAGTTCGACACCGGCTCGGCACCGGAGGGCTTCACCTGGCTGGGAGACACCTCCTCTGAGACCCTCCCAGAGTTCGAGTCCGACGGTGGCGACTCCACCTCCAAGCGCACCTGGGACCGCAAGGACCTACGCGTCACCCGTGAGGACAAGACGCACACGATGACTATCGCGTCGGTCGCCTCCTCCGCGACAGCGATCGAGACCGCCTTCCCGGGCTCCGAGTGGAGCGAGTCCGACAAGGCGTGGGACATCGACCTGGACGGGGCGGTCGAGAAGGCCGTCCTGATGGTCATCGAGGACGGTACCCAGGCGTGTGCGCACCTGTTCCGACGGGTCAGCCTCTCTGGGGCGCTGCCGACCCTGGACCTGGAGAACTTCTCCGAGATCTCCATCTCCGGCACCATCATGACGCCCTCCTCCGGTAAGAAGAAGTACCGGTTCTACCCGCCGCGTGAGCGAACCTCCTCCAGCGCGGTCACCCGCAGCGTCAGCAGGTAGGACCACGAGACACCCTCCCGCCCCGCCTGCTGCGAGGGGTGACGGGGCGGGAGGGCCACCCCTTGCACACCTCCCCTCGCAGACCAAGGAGCAGCCCTCATGGCTACCGAACGCAAGAACCCGCCCAAGAAGCCCGCCGACCACAAGGACCCCCCAGCCGCGCTTCAGCGACGTCGAGGGCCACGACCTCCTCAAGCCCTTCAGCAAGGTCAGGGGGTCCGACCAGGCCCGCCTGGTCGCCCGCCTACAGGCCATGGGCGTCCTCGAGGACTCCGAGGACGTCGACCTGGACCTCAACCAGGCCGCCGACTTCATCGACTGGGTGGCCGAGCGCTTCGCCCCGGACGTCGAGGCGTTCGAGGAGTTCACCATGGGCCCCGGCGGTCTGGAGCGTGCCCTCAACCTCGTAGTCGCATACGCCGGTGAGCTGGGAAAAGACGCGCGATAGCAGCCTTCTTCGCCGAGCACGTCGAGGCGGTCGCCGACTTCTGGGCCCTGTACCGCCTCGACGTGTACCTCGACGAGGTGCCTGCTGACCTGATCCTGACCCTCCTACGCGAACGGCTCCCCTACGAGCCCTACTCCATGCACCGGGCCAGGTGCCTGCTGGGCGGAGAGCAGTGGTTCGGCTGGTCCGTGGACACCGCCAAGCTGGCTGACACCGCAGACGCGACCCTGCTAGGCGCCAAGGCCAGCGCGGTCAACCCGAAGGTCAGGCTCCGCCCCGCAGAGTGCTCCGCCAGGCCCAGTCCCCCGCGCCAGCGGCGGCCGCGGTCCCTGATGGAGTCCTTCTCGAACCTCCTGGACTGACAACTCAACAGATAGGTGGTGGCACGTGGCCGCTGGAAACGTCGGCAAGCTCTCCGTCACCGTCTACCCGGACTCCAGGAAGTTCAAGGAGCAGCTCAGGAAGTCCCTGGAGCGGATCGAGAAGCAGGTCAAGGCCCGCATCGAGGTCATCCCCGTCCTGGACAGGTCCTCTCTCGCCGACGTCCGCAAGGACCTCAAGGAGCGTCTCAAGGACGTCAGGACCACCGTCAGCGCGGACCTGTCGGCCTCCTCCCTCAAGGAGGTCAAGCGCAAGCTGGACGACCTCGAGGGCGAGGCCACCGTCAACGCGGACCTGGACAAGGGGAAGGCTGCAGCCCAGCTCGCGTGGTTCGACCGTCCCCGCGTCGTCGAGATCAGGGCCAGGGTCTCTACCCGGTCGCTGGCCGCCGCCAAGGCCGCGCTCATGGCCCTGTCGGGCGGCAACGTCATCAAGCGCCTGGGCTCAGGCCTGAGGAGCCTGGGCTCCAACCTCGACCTGGTGGCCGCCAAGGCCGCCATGGTGGGGCCCGCGATCCTCAACGTCGCGTCCGTGTCCATGGTCGCGCTCGGAGGTATCGCCTCCCTGGGTAACGGCCTGGCAGCCACCCTGCCGGTCCTGCTGGCCGCCCCTGGCGTGCTGGGCGCGTTCGCGGCCGGAGGCGGCGTCCTGGTCGCGGCCCTGGCTGACGTCAAGGACGTCCTGGCGGACCTCGGCCCCGCCTTCACCGACCTGCAGGACTCGATCAGCGTCTCCTTCTGGAAGCAGGCGGCAGACCCTATCCGGGACCTGGCCAGGGCGGCCCTGCCAGCCCTCCAAGGGCAGCTCAATGACGTCGCCACCCAGTTCGGTCTCATGGGTCAGGCCGTCGCCTCCGCCGTCAGTGACCACATCCCAGGCTTCCAGGGCACCCTGCAGCACCTGTCCCAGGCGGTCGGTGTCGCCGGGGACGGGGTCGGCGCGTTCGTGGACGGCCTGCTCAGCCTGGGCGAGGTCGGGGCCTCGTTCCTGCCCGCTATCGCCTCCAAGGCCAACGAGGTCGCGCTCTCCTTCCGGGCGTGGGCTGACAATGGCCTCGCCGACGGGTCGATCGCCCAGTCGATCCAGGATGCCTGGAACGCAGTCAGGACCCTCGGGGACCTGCTCGTGCAGGTCGGCGGGATCGTCTCCGCCGTCTTCACCGCCATCGGCCGCTCCGGGCACGGGGCCCTGACCCCGGCGGTCGAGGCCCTGCGCCAGGTCAACCAGGCCCTGTCCGCGCCGGGAGCCCAGGAGACCCTGACCACCACCTTCAAGGCTGCTCGGGAAGCCGTCTCCAGGCTCGGCCCCGGCGTCAGCCAGCTGCTAGGCGCGTTCGGCGCCCTCGCGCCCGTCCTTCAGCAGATCCTCCCCCTGGCCGGGCAGATCGGGTCCGTCGCGCTGGGCGGTATCGCCCAGGCGGCTCAGGCGCTCATCGCGTCCGGTGGCCTGCAGGACTTCTTCCTGGGTGTCCGCTCAGCCGTCCAGGCCCTGGCCCCGACCATGCCAGCACTGGGTCAGGCCCTGGGCGCGGTGGCGTCCGTGGCCGGCGACCTGGTGGCAGCCCTGGGACCTGTCATCGCCCAGCTCGTGTCCTCCCTGGCCCCGGTCATCGTGGAACTGGCTGGTGCGCTCAGCCCGATCATCTCCATGCTCGGTGAGGCCCTGGTACCGATCATCCAGGCGCTCGCGCCGGTGATCGCCTCGGTCCTGGCCGTGCTGGCGCCGATCATCGTCCAGCTGGTCGACGCTCTGCTCCCGGTGATCGTGCAGATCGTCGAGATCGCAGCCTCTGCCCTGGTGCCCCTGATCGAGGTGCTCGCCCCCATCCTGCAGCTGATCACTGACGCGATCGTCGCGATCCTGCCGGCCCTGACCCCGGTGCTCGACCTGCTGGCCCAGCTGGTCGCGGCCGTCCTGCCTAACGTCATCGCAGGCTTCCAGATGTTCCAGCCGGTCATCGAGGCGGCCTTCAGCGTGATGGTCGCGATCATCCAGGCGGCCCTGGGCGTGATCGCAGGCGTCATCACCGCGGTCATGGGGGTCATCAACGGCGACTGGTCCCAGGTGTGGGAGGGGATCAAGCAGGTCTTCTCCAGCGTGTGGGAGGGCATCAAGGCCGTAGTCCAGGGGGCGATCAAGGTCGTTCAGTCGGTCATCTCGGCCGGGGTCGACCTGGTCCGGAGCATCTGGTCCGACGTGTGGAACTCCCTGCGGTCTGTGGTCTCCGGAGCCTGGAGCAGCATCGGCTCCGCGGTGTCAGCAGGTGTCAACGCCATGATGTCGTTCATCCGCAACATCCCCTCGCAGGTGCGGGGCGTCTTCTCGGGAGCGGGGTCGTGGCTGACTGGCGCGGGGCGGCAGATCATCGACGGCCTGGTCAACGGCATCAAGGGCGCGTTCGACAAGGTCAAGTCGACCCTGTCGTCCCTGACCAGCCTCCTGCCGGACTGGAAGGGCCCGGCCCCGCTGGACAAGGTCATCCTGAGGCCGGCTGGTCGTCTGATCATCGGCGGCCTGGTTGACGGCATGGAGTCCCAGTACTCCAAGGTCGAGCGGTCGCTCGGCGGTCTGACTAACAGCATCCCGTCGACCATCGACCTTGATGCGCGACGCACCCACCCGAACGTGGGCGCGTCCATCAGCAACCACTTCGAGATCGTCAACCACGACCCCCAGGTGGCTGCCCGCTGGGTGGCCCAGGAGGTGCGCGGACTGATGGGAGTGTCCTGACGTGAGCATCGTCCAGCGCGTAACTCTGATCGCCGACGACTCGAGGACCGTGGTCCTCGACGCCTCGGAGACGACAGACGGGTGGGCGCTCGCTGAGCCTGACGCCGGCAACATGGATGGGTGGTGGTCAGCTCCAGCGCCACGGGCTGACGCCAAGGAGCGACCGCAGGCAGACGGCGCATTCGCACCAGCCTCGCTGCTGGTCGGTGCGCGCGTGCTGACTGTCGTCGCCCACCACGCCCCATCCAGCGAGGAGGACGAGATCCAGGCCCGCAGTCTGATCTCTGCGATCAGTCGACAGTGGGTGCGTATCGTCGTCGAGGAGACGGGGCGCACCAGTCACGTGCGCGGCTTCTTGTCGGCTCAGGCGAAGGTTGCCAGGTGGGAGGAGCCGGGGTCTACCTGGTCTCTGATCTTTACGATCCCTGACCCGCTGATCTACGGGGGGCCTGGGGACGACGGCGACCTGTCGTCGTGGGAGTCGAGCGAGGGCGTGTGGTCGAGGTCGCCGGACGGGGGCCTCATGTTCCCGGTGTTCGACCAGTCCCCGACGAGCGAGGCGACCACGGGCACTGTGGCGGCGGCGGTCTTCACGGGTGGGGCCACCTCGTCACTCATGGTTACCGCTGCGGGGACGGCCGCCTCCTGGCCTGTGCTGGAGGTGGCCGGCCCGGTGGAGTGGGCGTCGTGGACCCTGGGCGGGCGCACCGTCCGCTGGTCCGAGCCGGTCCCGTCCGGCCAGGTGCTACGCATCGACACGGGCAGCGGGGCGGTGACTCTCGCCGGGGCGCGCGTAGCCCAGACCGGGCTCACGCTTGACGACTTCTTTCAGGTGCGGCCTGGCACCTCCTACGTGGAGGTGGCCGCCAGCCAGCCGGCACTGATGCGTATCAGGTGGAGGACCGCATGGATCTAGTCACTGTGCACGACACGGTCACCGGGGCGCGCCTGGAGGCCCTGCCGGCCTCTGGCTGGTCGTGGCGTCGTCAGGTGTCGGGGGCGGGGGCGCTGGAGGTGACGGTGCCGTGGAGCCGAGGCCTGGCGGGGCGGAGCCTGCGTGAGGAGCTGGCGCCGTGGCGCACCACCCTGGCTGTCACGGACACGGCCAGCAGGCGCGTGGTGGCGGCGGGCGTCGTGTACGCCCGCAGGTGGGACGCTGACACCCAGACGCTGAAGGTCTCGTGCGAGGACCTGTGGGCGCTGCTCAAGCGCCGCCTCGTGCTCAGTCCCGCTCTGGACTCCTACTCTGGCGGCCAGGTGGCCGGCAGGGACGGCACCTACCCGCCCCCGTGGACGGTGCACATGTCGGGGACGCTGCCCTCGATCGCCCGTGACCTGGTGGGCCTGGCCCTGTCCGCAGGCACCCTGCCGGTCGTCCTGCCCCAGAAGCAGGCTGGCGGGTCGGTGCGCACCTACCTGGGACCGGACCTGGCCACGGTCGCTGACCGCCTGGAGGACCTGACCGGGGTCATCGACGGGCCGGAAATCGTCTTCGACCCGCGCCTGGCCGACGGGGGCACGTCCCTGTCCTGGCACATGCTCACAGGATCCCCAGAGCTGGTCAGTGGCGAGCACTCCTGGGACGCCCGCCGCAGGGCGGTGCCGCTGATCGACCTGTCCGTGGAGGAGGACGCCTCGGACATGGTGGGTGACTCGTGGGCCAGGGGTGGCTCGCAGGACGACCAGACGCTGATCGCCCACCACCACGACCGGTGGCTGGAGGGGCGCGGCTGGCCGCTGCTGCAGGCGGCTGACACCTCCCACTCCACCGTCTCTGACCTGACGACGCTGGCCGGGTGGGCGCGCACCCCCACGGTCGTACGCGCCAGGTCCACCGAGGTCGTCTCTCTGAGGGCCCGCCGTACCGACGAGTCTGGCTACGCGCTGGGTGACGCCGTCCTGCCGGGCGACCACGTGCGGCTGCGTCACGACGACCCCTACCTCGGCTCCGGAACGATCGTCCTCAAGGTGCTGGAGACGTCCGGTGACGAGGGCGAGTGGGTCACCTGCTCGTGCCGTGAGGTCGTCGCTGAGGGGGTGGCCTGATGGGGCTGTACGCGCCGATCAGGTCGGCGGCCACGGTCGTGCCTGACGCCCTGCGCGCCCTGAGCGGGCAGGTGTCGTCACTGTCCGGGGTGACCGCCGGCCAGGTGGGAGCCTCCCGGGTGCCGGCGTCCGCCCCCGAGGTGACGGTCGTGCACGGTCAGCGCTCCGACTGGTCCGCCACCGCCGGGCAGGCGGTGGTCACCACCTCGGTGACCGTGCCGCCTGGGCGCTCACGCGTCCTGGTGCTGGCCACCGCCACCGGCCAGGTGCGCGCCTCGGCCCAGCCGACCTTGGTGGTCACCGTGGCAGGGGTCCGCTCTCCGGCCCTCCAGCTCGTGCCGGGGGAGCCGGGCACCTGGTACCTGGCTGGCAGCGCCGCCCTGACCGCGCCCGTCCTGGCTGGCCAGACCGTCGCTGTCACCCTGACCGTCGCTGCTGCCGCCGGCACCGTGACGGGGCCTGGCACCACGTGCCTGGACGCCGTCGTCTCCTACACCTGACACGAGAGGACCTGATCATGGTCGACACCCACCGCGGCATCGTCACAGCCTGGGACGAGCGGAACCGGCGCCCCAAGGGGGTGACCACGCCCGCTGACATGCGCCTGTCCCTGGCCTCCCTGGCGAGGGCTGAGGGGATCATGGCTGAGACCGGGGCCGCCGAGGTCACCCGCCCCAACACGCGTATGGCGATCGCCTGGAGCGCGTTCACGGCCGTGATCTCCTCACCCAGGGGAGGGTGGCTGTGCCCACGGGTCGAGGCCGGCGAGGTCCCCCTGGCCGTAGGGTCCACCACCTACCCGCGCACAGACGTGGTGTGGGTGCGTCACTGGGACTACGAGGTGGATGGGACGCACCCTGACAGTGAGGTAGAGGTGGGTGTCACCCAGGGCACGCCGTCGTCCTCGCCGAGGGTGCCGTCGGTCCCGTCCGGCGCCCTGGCTGTCTTCACGGTGACCGTGCCGCGCGGTGCCACCGTCGGGGCGGACGTCCCTGCCGCGAGCATCGTCCGTGCGCGGTGGACGACACCGGTGGGCGGGATACTGACTGCCGCCACCCAGGCTGAGGCTGACGCCCTGGTGAGGGGGGTCGCCGCGTCGGCTGCTAACCCGGTCTACGTCCGCGTCTCCGGGGTGCTCCGGGCGTGGGACGGTACCAGGTGGGAGGCGGTGCAGGCCGGGTCTGTCCGCTCGTCCGCTCCCCTGACCGCGGAGAACAGGTGGGTGTTCGACCCGTCGTCCGGGTCCGTGCACAGCGTCGGTGCCCTCCACCTGGCGCCCCTGACCGTCAAGTACCCCCCGAACTCGTTCAGTACCAAGGTGGGTGAGGGGTTCCCGGTCGCTCACATACCAGCGGGTGTGCCCGCCCCACCGGACTGGACCAGCCTGGGCACCCTCCACGCCGGCGCCTACGCCGCGCCCCTGGTGTACAGGAGCGCGGACAGGTCGATCAGCGTCCAGCCCACCTACGCCTTCACCTGGGGCACGGGCTGGTGCTACGGCACCGCCACCTGGGTCGCCTGACCCCAGCACACAGTCAGATAGGGAGAGTGAGATGATCACTGAGGACCAGCTCCGCGCCATGACCGACGAGCAGTGGCAGGCCCTGTGGGATGCCGTCCTGGTCGAGTCCGGGCGCCGTCAGACCCTGGCCAGCGCACCGGGCCAGGTCGAGCGGATCGCCGCTGACTACCTTGACGCCCGCGACGGCTCCCAGCCTGAGGCCACCGAGGAGGCCCTGGCTGACGTGGGTGCGTGGCCTGAGTGGGTCCAGCCCACCGGCGCGCACGACGCCTACCCGCTGGGGCGGGTCGTGGCCCACGAGGGCAGGCTGTGGCGCTCCAAGCACCCAGCTAACTCCTGGCCCCCCAGCACCGGGGACCTGTGGGAGGAGGTCACCGCGCGGCCTGAGGACGGCACCCGCCTCCCGGGCGGGGGCGCGGACCACGAGCTGGTCCCTGACACGCCCACCTGGCAGGCAGGGGCCTCCTACACGGCCGGCGACCTGGTGTCCTACGGCGGCACCGTCTACCGGTGCGTCCAGGGCCACACGGCCCTGCCCGGCTGGGAGCCGCCAGGCGTCCCGGCCCTGTGGGCGCGCCAGTCCTGACCGCCCCGCCTACACGAACCGTCCGAGCCCTACGCCGTCACGGTGCGGGGCTCTTGTCATACCCGTACCCAGGAGGAGACCGTGACCAAGATCGTCCCCAACAGCGCCGTCACCGACGTGCGTCAGTCACCTAATTTCAGTGCTGGCCGTCCGGCTGGTGCCCCCAACCAGGTCGTCATCCACCACTGGGGGGCCGACGGCCAGACCCACCAGGGAGTCGTGGACTACCTGTGCAGGTCCTCCAACCACGGCGCCAGTGCGCACTACGTCGCGTCCGCCGGGCGGGTCACGCAGCTGGTGTCGGACCGGGACCGGGCCTGGCACGCAGGCCCCTCCGGCAACCCGCGCGGGATCGGGATCGAGTGCAGGCCGGAGTGCTCGGACGGCGACTTCGAGACCGTGGCGGGGCTGGTCGCCGCGATCCGCTCCGAGCACGGCAACCTGCCCCTGGTCGGTCACCGTGACCACATGTCCACCGCCTGCCCGGGCCGCTGGTACGCGCGCCTGGCCGACCTGGACGCCCGCGCCCGCGCCCTCGCGGGCGGGGCACCAGCCAAGCCGGCTACGGGCGGGCTGGTGCTCTACCCCCTGGCCGTGGACGGGCAGTGGGGGCCTGCCACCGGTGCCCGTGTCCGCCAGGTCCTGGGCACGGCCGCTACCGCGCCCTGGTCCCAGGTGGTGCGGGCGCTCCAGTACGCCCTGACCTGGCAGCTGGACACCTACAAGATGCGGGCTGCTACCGGCGAGGACCACCTGGTCGTGGACGGGGTCGACGGCCCCAAGACGATCAAGGCCTTCCAGGCGTGGTGGAACCAGTCCGGCATCCCCGAGGGCCACAAGGTGCCCCTGACCGGGGTGTGGGACACCGAGACCTACCGGGCCGTCCAGATCACGCTCAACCACTCCTGGGCCGGGTCCAAGGGCCTGGCCGTCCACCCCTGACCCCGCACCACGTCACCACTGAGAGGACAACCGTCATGCCTGCCCCTGTACGTCACGCCGCACCCAGCCCGTACACGCGCCGCACCTGGTGGCTGGGCGTGTGCGAGCGGGCCGCCAAGACCGCCGCGCAGACCTGCCTGGCCAGCATCGGGACAGCGACGCTGCTGGGGGACGTGCCCTGGCCGGCTGTGGCGTCCACGGTCGCCCTGGCCGTCATCGCCTCCGTGCTGACCTCGGTCGCGGACCCTGCACGGGCTGACACCGCCGTCGCCACCGGGGAGGCGGGTGCCTAGTGCCGCCGCTCCTGAGGGACCTGCTCGACCTGGCCAACAACGCGGGCGGCATGGCCGGGCTGGCCGCCCTGCTCGGAGCCCTGGCCACCCTGCGACGCAGGGACGCGCGCGACGCGGGCCTGGCCGAGGACGTCACCGCCGTACGCGCCCAGGTCGAGCACAACCACGGCTCCTCCATCAAGGACGCGATCACACGGATCGAGTCAACCCAGGCCGTGATGCTGCGCGACATCACCGACTCACGCCAGGACAACGCCGCGATACGCCAGGACCTGGCCGCGCTGCACCGCGACCTGGGAGCCACGCGCCAGGACCTGACCGACGCCCGCCGCGACCACGACGAGCGCCTGCGTGACCACGACGAGCGCATCCGCGCCGTAGAGAGCGAGACGGAGACATGACCGACACTGAGCAGATCGCTGTCCCGCCGGTGCCGTGGGCGCGCCTTGGCGGGCGGGTGGTGCTGCCTGACGGTACCGCCCCTGCTGGCGGCACCCTGTCCCTGGACCCTGACC